TGGCGGAGCCCGTTTTTTGACGCTTTAGCGGCAAAAATCAACAACACCGCAAGGGGAGGCAAACTTGTCCTCCCCGCCGCGGCGCATATTCGCCAACGGCGAAACTCCAACCTCCAGCATAAATGTTGAAACCCGCACAAGTGGCGAAGCCACGCAGGGCGATACAAAAGGAGGGGTGTAGTATTACCCCCGACTTTTGTGTAATAAGTTGTGTTAAATGATTTATTATTTAATAAACGACTTAAAGAATTATCACAAGTATATATATATTATGAGTGTAAATAACATTCGTAGTAGAGCGTGGTGTTTAACTATTAACGAACCAACTGAAGGAGAGACTGAATTACTGACTGGCTATCAAGCAGCATATATTATTGTAGGAGATGAATTATCACCAACAACTAACAAGAAGCATTATCAAGTTTATATAAGAATGGAAAATGCGAAGAGCTTTACTAAGATGAAAAAAGAGTTCCCAAGAGCCCACATAGAAAAGGCTATAGGAGACGATATACAAAATAAGAAATATTGTTCTAAAGAGAAGGTGTTATTTGAGCGAGGCACACCATCAACGCAAGGGAAAAGAACTGACCTCCATAATATGATTGAAATGATACAGGAAACGCCTAGAATGGAACATATTATAGATAATGTTTCTAATTTACAAGCTATACGAACAGCGGAAAAACTACTAGTTTATAAAGAACCAAAGAGGAACTGGAAACCGAAGGTTCTATGGTTTTGTGGCTCAACTGGGGTTGGAAAATCCAAGTATGCCTATGAGCTAGCCCCCGACGCATATACAGCGATGGATACGGGAATGTGGTGGGAAGGATATGATGGACACGAAGAGGTAATCATAGACGATATGAGAAAGGATTTCTTAAAATTCCACCAACTATTAAAATTGTTAGACCGATATCCCTACAGGGTAGAGGTAAAAGGTGGTAGCCGTCAATTTCTAGCTAAGACTATAATCATAACAAGTTGTTATAGTCCTTATGAGATGTTTGATACTAGAGAAGATATACAACAATTATTGCGAAGAATAGATGAAATAAAATATGATAATTATATATAGTATGGGAAAACGCCAAGCTAGACCTCCAAGCAAACGCTTTGAAAAGAATGTCAAGGAAATAGTTAGAGAAGAACTAAAGGACGAATTAGAAGAGAAACAAGCAATCGTCCAGTATGATAATATACCGATAGTAAGAGAAATACCATCAGGATTAGTATTTAACGGACAAGGTAATTTTTTCCAGATGTTGCCTCCAATTAACCAATCAACAACTGGTGAAGCAGGTAGAGCCTATGGTGAGAGAATAGGTAATGAAATTAGCCTGAAACATATTAAACTGCGATACTTTCTCAACTATTCAACAAGCGATGCTTTAGAGATTAGACAACAAGACCACAAAATAGCCGTAAGGGTGATGATTTTGAAATGTAAGCAATACAACGATAGTTATAAAGCTTTTGATGATATGCCTACGGACAAACTTTTAAGATACGGAAATGATACAGGACAATCTGGGGTAGCTAATTATAATGCTGACCCATTAGATAGTTTTAGTGATATTAATAGAGATTTATTCACCGTAAGATATGATAAAGTTCATACTTTAACAGCACCAGTAAATATTTCAGGGACAACCTCTGTAGATTTAATGGCGCCACCTTCTGGTTTAAAATTTGGTAGTCATAAGATGACATTCGGTGCTCAAGGATTAAAATTAAAATTTACAGATGGAGAAGCCTCCGTCGCTAACAATTTTCCATATTTTATTGCTGTAGGGTGTTCATCTTTAAGTGATGCTAATAAGCCAGCTTCTGGATTAGCAGAAATGACCTTGAATTGTAGTGCTTCTTATACAGACGCATAAATGAATAATATTTAGGAATAATTATATTAAATATTATTTAGCAACTTTGGCGGAGCCCGTTTTTTGACGCTTTAGCGGCAAAAATCAACAACACCGCAAGGGGAGGCAAACTTGTCCTCCCCGCCGCGGCGCATATTCGCCAACGGCGAAACTCCAACCTCCAGCATAAATGTT